AGAATGACTTTACTTCTGACACAGGAACTACCTTGTTGGCAAAAGAACCTATCGTTTTGGGTGCATTTGCTAGAGCATTGGTGGAGCGTGGTGAGGATGGTGGACTGAGTAGTTCTGAGGCTTATGCTTTGTATAAGTCGGCATTGGCAGACCTGATTTCCCTAGAGTTGGCTAGATCGCCTGAGAACGACACATTTGAGGCGACATAATGGCAGAAGCGATTACAGTCCAAGCGATAACAGCACCAGGCTTTTTTGGGCTGAATACCCAAGATTCGTCCTTGGACTTAAATCAAGGATTTGCCCTTATCGCCAATAATTGCGTCATTGACCAATATGGGCGCATTGGGGCTAGAAAAGGTTGGACAAAGGTTAATTCCTCTTTAAATACGGACTTATCTACCAATGATGTTACCTCTATTGGTGAGGTGGTAACTGCGGATGCCACTTCTTACACGATTGTTGCGGGGAACAACTATATCTTTAAGTTAAGTGGCACTTCCTTGGTGACATTGACTTATGGGGGCGGTGGAACTGCCCCGACTATTTCTGCAAGCAATTGGCAAATGGTTTCCTTGGCTGGCGCACTCTATTTGTTCCAATCGGGGCATGATCCATTGGTGTTTGACCCTGCTTTGTCTACCACGACATATAGACGCATTAGTGAGTTATCTGGCTATGCAGGGACGGCTCAGTTGGCTAACACGGCTTTGAGTGCCTATGGACGGCTTTGGACGGCAGATACTACTACTGACAAATTGACAGTCCAATGGTGCGATACCAAGTTGGCAAACAAGTGGAATAGTGGAACTGCGGGGACGCTTGACACAACGACTGTGTGGCCTAAAGGTGGTGATGTAATTGTCGCTTTGGGAGCGCATAACGGCTTTTTGTTTATCTTTGGCAAGAACAATATTCTTGTATATCAGGGAGCAACCACCCCTTCTACGATGTCATTGCAAGATGTGATCACGGGAATTGGGTGTGTGGCAAGGGATTCTGTGGCTTATACGGGTACTGACCTGATATTCTTGTCTTCCACGGGCGTTAGGAGTGCTTTGAGGACGATCCAAGAGAAGTCTATGCCTTTGCGAGACATTTCCAAAAATGTAAGAAATGACTTGCTTTCTGCCGTAGCAGGGGAATCGTCATCTTCAATTAAGGCTGTATACAACAGTAGAGAAGCGTTTTATCTGTTGACTTTGCCCATTTTAAAAACAGTTTATTGCTTTGACATGAAAGCCACGCTACAAGATGGTGCGGCAAGGGTAACGACTTGGGACTCTATTGAGCCTAAATCCTTGTTGACAAAGCAAGATGGGACGTTATATATAGGGAAAGGAGGCTATCTTGCCACCTATTCTGGTTATAACGATGACACATCTACATATCGTTTCCAATATTTTACGAATAATGCTGATTTGGGCAATCCTTCTGCTACATCCATTTTGAAGAAGTTAAGAGCAGTTGTAATTGGCGGTAGCAACCAATCAATAATATTTAAATGGGCGTATGACTTTTCTAGTAATTACTACTCTGCAACTGCTCTAATCCCAACGCAAGGTGTTTCATATTATGGTGTAGCGGAATACAATACCACCGCAGAATACTCTGGTGGCGTTTCTTTGCAGACATTAAGTATTTACCCAACAGGATCGGGAAAGATTGTGCAAACTGGTTATGAGGCAGACATCAATGTTTTGCCTTTAAGCATCCAAAAACTTGAGATATTTGCCAAAGAAGGCAAGATTTATTAAGGAGAATAGTAGTGTCAAATTACACCAAGGCAACCAACTTTGCTAGTAAAGACAGCCTAGCGTCTGGCAATCCCTTAAAGATTGTCAAGGGAACTGAGATTGACACCGAGTTCAATAGTATTGCTACGGCTATTTCTTCTAAAGCAGATTTGGCAAGTCCAACATTTAGTGGTTCTGTCACCATTGTGGGTGGCTCAATCACAGGAATTACAGATTTGGCTGTGGCTGATGGTGGAACTGGTGCATCTACTGCCTCTGGTGCTAGAACAAACTTGAGTGCCGCACAATCTGGCGCAAACTCTGATATTACTTCCATTACTGGTTTAACTACGGCATTGGCTATTTCTCAGGGTGGCACAGGCTCTACAACATTGACCGCAAACAATGTATTGCTTGGAAACGGAACAAGTGCTTTACAGGTGGTTGCGCCTGGCACATCTGGAAATATCCTAACGTCCAACGGAACTACTTGGCAGTCTACTGCGCCATCAACAAATGGAACAGTTACTTCAATTGCAACAGGCAATGGATTGTCTGGTGGCACTATCACATCCACGGGGACATTAACCATTGCCGCACCTAGTTTCAATAGTGTTGGAAGTTATGTTGCAGGTTCAACAATAGTAAGTTCTGGTTCAAGCATAACTAATAATAGTAATTATTCTGCTGGTTCTGGTAACAGTCAAATTAGGTGTGCAAGTGGTTTTGTTGCAGGTAGTGGCTCAAACATATTATCTGGTACATGGAAATATTTGGGCGCAACTTATACCAATAGCGGTTGTGGATGTGCTAATTTTTCAGGCTTATTTGTTAGAGTTTCTTAAAGGAAAATTTAGAAATGTTTACACTTGAATATGCAAAGAATCCAGTATGGGCAAGTAATGATGGTCAATGTATTCAATTAACTGTCAAATGGGTTGAATTTAATGAAGAAATGCTTTTTGGGGCAACTTCATTTGATTCCATGCCACATGGAGTTGATTTATACAACAGAGCAAAAGTTGGTGAATTTGGAGAAATTGCTTCTTTTGTAGACCCCTTGGTTGCAACACAACCTCAACCAAAAACAATTGGTTCTCAAACTTTGTGATGTATGACGCATATCCAAATTCCATTCCTGAGTTTCGTATGTTACAAAAAATAGATGGAACAACAATTATGCAAGTTAGATATATCAATGTATCTCTTGGATATACAGGTAAATGGATGGATATAAAAATGGAAAAAGAAAATGACGCAAGCAATTACACCAAACCACCAAGTTACATATGACGGAGCAACTGTCAATGTATACCATGCCAACAAAGGTGAAGGATTGCCACGCCATGAACACGCTTATTCTCATTTGACCATGTGTCATTCAGGTAGTTGTGTAATACGCAAAGAAGGAGTTGAGAAGGTTATTGACAAGAATACACAGCCAATAAATCTTAGGGAAGCGGAGTGGCATGAGATTGAGGCTTTGGAAGATGGAACTGTGTTTGTAAATGTGTTTGCGGAAGGAAAGTATTGAAGACTCCTGTGGTCATTCGGAAAGATTATGTAATTTACCTAGAATTGTTTGACAATTTATTATGGTTTCATACAGATATTTTCAAATGGTCAGCAGAAATAAAAAAGAAATATAGATTGGATTTAGCGAAATTAGAGGATTTGGTTGATATGCCATTGTTGGCGGTCGTTGATGTAACGAATAAAAAATTAACTAAATTTGCTGAATCTTTTGGTTGGGTTGTAAAAGGTCAAATGGTTTTAAACAACGGCAATAAAGCCTTAATTTATGCTTCACAGGCATAAGGGAGTAGAAAATGGGTGATCCAGTATCGGCAGGATTAAGTTTAGTAGGTGGGGCATTAGCAGGTGGTTCTGCAAGAGGTGCGGCAGAAGCCGCGGCTAGAGGCAATGTCGAAGCGGCACGAATAGCGGCAGAGGCGGCAAAGTTTCGTCCTGTTGGCATTACTACTCGCTATGGAACATCTCAGTTTGAGATGACTCCTGAAGGCTATCTCAAGAGTGCTGGATACACCATTTCTCCTGAGTACCAAGCCTATCAGAATCAGTTATCCCAATTACTTGGACAACAAATTCAACAAGGTTTGGGCGCACAACAACTGTATGCACCACTTCAGACTGCGGCAGGTGGACTGTTTAACCTTGGCGCAGGTTATTTGGCACAAACGCCAGAGCAAGCGGCTCAGAAGTACATGGAAAGCCAACAAGCGTTACTAGCACCTGCCCGTGAGCGTGAATCTGCTTTATTGGCAAACCAATTGGCAAATACAGGTAGGACAGGTTTAGCGGTTGCTCAAGGTGGTGGTTTGTTGTCTGCTAATCCTGAACAAGCGGCTTTGGCAAATGCTCGTGCATTGCAAGACCTCCAATTGGCGGCACAAGCAACTCAGGCAGGTCAGCAACAGGCACTATTTGGTGCAGGATTGTTCGGACAAGGCGCAGGGTTGTTAGGTCAATACCAACAAGGTCAAATCGGTGCATTGTCACCATTCCAAACAAGTCTTGGTATACAAAGTGGCATTGAGCAACTTGGACAACAACCTTTGACATTGGGTGCTGGTTTGGGTGGTCAACAAGCGGCTTACGGGGCGCAATCAGGAAGATATACCATGCTTGGTCAGCAATTGGCTACCCCTTATCAATATGAGGCGGCATCCTATAACCCATTAGGATATGGTTTGATGAGGGCTGGCATGAATCCTAGAGCATTTGGACTTGGTGGTGGCGGTGGAAGCAGTAATGTTGGTGGTGTTGGAAGTACATTTAATACAGGGTTTTATGACCCAATGATGCAAGAGTTTTAAGGAGTAACCAAATGGCAGATTCAATCGTAGGTGGATTATTTGGCACTCCAGAGGAGTATCAAGCACAAAGAGACAGGCAAATACTTCAAGAATCAATCCAGTTAGCAAAACTTGATCCTTTTGAGGCGGCTAAAACAGGCATAGGTTATGGTGCTTATAAATTGGCGGGTGCTTTGGGTGGACAAGACCCCCAATTGCAATTGTTAAGTCAGCGCAATGCCGTTATTCGTGAAGTTAACCCAAACGATCCTGAATCAATTATGGCGGGGGCGCAAAGATTAGCACCGTTTGATCCAGTAGGTGCTAGTGCAATGGCTAATCAAGCAAGAGAAGCATCACTTAAATTATCTCAAGTAACAAGAAATTTGCGTGAGCGTCAAGGACTTGATCCTGTTCAGCAAATAATCAGATCAGGAAAATATACGCCTGAAAGCATAGCGGAATATGAAAAAACCAATGACATTACAAGATTGCAACTAGTTGAGAAACCAGAAAAGTCCGCTAGGTTTGGCATTGATAGAGAGGCTTTATCGGAAGAAAAATTCAATATGCCTTTTGCTTCTTTGTCGCAAGATCAAAAAGCGGTCATCAATAGACTTATTGAGGAACAAAAAGCATCAGTTGCAGATAAAAGTGGCGTAAAAGTTTACCCGCCTGGCACTCCTGTTGCACAAAAAGATTGGATGGATTTTAGGAAATTTGTTGATACAAATTCAATAATGAAAAAAACATCTTCTCTTATTTCTGAAGCACCAAACGCATTTGAAACAATAAATCGCATAACAAGCAACGATATTGCCGCAAAAGCCCTACCATCTACTTTGGCAAGGTTAACGGGGGAAACAGGCCCATTGTCTAAGGCAGATGTAGCAAGATTTGCTAGGACAGGTGGTTTGGATGATAGATTGGCGCAAGCCGCTAGTGAGTTTTTAAGTGGAAGAGGCACATCACAACAAAAGGATCAGGCTCAAAAATTTGTTTCTGCTATTTACAGAGGAGCATTGCTTGAGCAAAAGAACTTTGTTATGGATGAGGCAAGACAACTTGGATATACAAATACGCCAAACTATGAGTCATTCATTAAATCAATTGATGACAAATTGAGCAAATTTAAAGAATTTACTCCTTCCTCAAAAACTAGTGGAGAATCACCTCCAGCGCAACCATCTGTGCAAACTGGATTCAAGGCAAGAAGAATCAACTAAAGGGGAATATTGTGGCTAAATTTATTGTTACTGCGCCAGATGGATCGGAGTACGAAGTAGATGCCCCAGAAGGCGCAACCGAAAAAGACGCAATAGATTTCTTAACAAAAGAACTGGCTTCTCAGCCTGGTGGCCCTGCCGCAACCATGCTTATGGGAGAAACAGAACAAAGACCGCCATCGTTTATGGAATTTGCAGTAGAAAGTGCAAAAAGAGGTCTTACTGGTTTCCCATCTTCTTTAACAGCAGGAGGCGCACAACAAACAGGGACTTTTGCTGGAGCGTTTCCTACACAACCAGAAATGTTGGGTTTAACAACAGAAAACATACAACAAAGACTTGGTGCAAATCCCGCCATGCGTCCCGCCACAACAGCGCAAAGATTTGTTGGTGCAGGAATAGAGTCTGCATTTGATCCTACAACAATACTTGGTGGCCCTCTTAAAGTAGGTGCAACTGGTTTAAGAATGGGTTTGGCAACAGTACCAGGCGTTGCTGGTGAGTTGGGTGGAACAATAGGAGAGCAAGTTGCTGGCCCATACGGACAAATCATAGGTGGAATTACTTTTGCCTTGGGTTCTGGTTTTGGCGTTGGAAAAGCCGCAGAAGGAATGTTGGGCAAAGCAAAAGAAAGAATCAAGGACTTTAATGTTGAAGATTTGGCTCAAGTAGAAGGCTTATCAAGGGCGCAAGACTTGTTAGCAGAAGCGTTTAAGGCTGATCCTTCATTAAAAAATAGACTTGATGAACTACAAAAACGCCTTGCTTTTGTTACTGGAGAAAAAAGTGTATTGGGCGTAGCGGGTCTTGACAACATTGTTTTGGCAACAAGATTGAAATCGCTTGCTGAAAATGACATTGGGTTTGCCGCAGACCTTAAATCTTTATATTCTGATATTCAATCTGCTGTTGCTAAAAAAAGGTCTGAACTTTATCCATCTGCCACGGGTGAATTCCCATCAGCAACAAAGAAAATTGAGGAAGTTCAAACAGATTTAAATGAAAGAATCAAGTTTATTGATAAACAACTATCAAAAATTACATCTGATTTAGATATTGCAGGAACATCAACCCCTATACAACAAGGCATGGCAATGCAAAACCTTGCTGTTGCAAGAGAAAAAGCCGCAAGAGAAGCAATATCTCCAGAATACGATAGTGTTATTGGGCAAGCGTCAAAACAAGGAGCAATACTACCTGCTAACGAAACGGCACGATTGCTTGCAACGGCAGAGGATTTGTTTCAATCTGATCCGTGGGGAAGACAATCGGATTTGTTGCGTTTGGTAAAAACACAGTCAGATAAATTTAGTGCTTTGCGTTCTCGTATGCAACCTACTGGTGCAGACAATTTGCCAGCAACATTAGAGGCTGATTTATCCGTTGGTATGGACATGACAAGCCTAGATTCGTTAAAGCGTAGGGTTGCTGAAGACATAAGAAATGTCACATCTGATGTAACTAGGGATAAATTGCGTATTTTGCAGAATAGGGTTGATGACGCATTAAATCAAGTACAGACTGCAAATGGCAATGTTAATGTAAATTTGCGTGGCGAAAACATGACTTTTGGTCAAGCAATGACGCAACTTGATACTGATTATTACAACAAAATTGGCATCCCATTTAAAGATGCTACTGCTGTTCAAAAGATAAGTTCTCAAGAATATGCAGAACGTATTTCTCCTTTGATAGCATCATCCCCAACGGCAACAAGGCAGTTTTTGCGTATTGCTGGAGATGAGGGTGTTCCAATGGTGGAAAAAGCAATCATGTCCAAGTTATTTAACTCTGCAATTGGTAAAAACGGATTAGTTGATCCAGTAAAACTTGATAAGTTGATTACCAAAAATAGCAACAATGGTGGATTTAGCGATATTCTTGATGAAGTCCCAACATTAAAAGCAAACTTGCAAGACGCACGTATTCGATCTACTTACTTAACAGGAGAAAAGGTAGCAATTGATGATGCGGCAAAGGAAGCAAAAACCCGACTTGGGCAGAGTTTCTTGAATGACTATGACAACAGGGGAGTTGAAGGAATTGTCAACAACATATTGGGAGCAAGTGGCAAAGGTTATTACAACAAACTGACTGTTGATTTAAAGAAACTTCCATCACAAGACCAAGCAAATGTAAATATGGCCTTAAAGGATGGCATGGTAACAAAAATGTTAGATGCCCCAAAACCATTTGATTATTTAAATCAAAACAAGGAAGCCTTTATAAAGGTCTTTGGTAAAGATCATATTGATAAATTGATATCTTTAGCAGATGTATCTCAACTTGCTAAAAAGATTGATGTAGATAGATTAAACATTAGAGATGTTGCTATTAAGGAAACTTCTGCATTGGAACGAATGACAGGTGGTGTGCGTCCACAACAAATCACGGGAATTCTTGTCAATCAAATATCTAGTGTCTTTAACAAAGGCTTTAGGATACTTTCTTTAATTGGTCAGGCAAACATAGACAATGCAACGAAAGAGGCGCAAAGAAAACTATTTTTAGACAAAGATGGTTTGACTGCAATAGAAAATGCTTCTACTCGCTTGATTAGCAAAGATGGTAAAGATGTTGATGTAAAAAGCCTATTGCGACCAGGCGATGTTGGGGATTTTGCTAATGCGTTGGGACAGGGCGTATTAAGATCAGGTTACTTAGGCGCACGTTCAGCCATGACACAAAGACCCGTTGAAGAAGAAGTTACAGAACCATACTTTATATATAGCCCATAGGAGACACCCATTGATCCTTTCTCCCTTCTCATGTTGGCGCAAGGTGCAGTCGGCTTTATTAAGCAAGGTTGTGCCATGCTCCATGAGGGGCGAATGGAGTTGGAGGGTGCTAAGAAGACTGTTGAAGGTGTCTTGGCAGATGTCAAGGCTATCAAGGGCATATTTGAGTGGTTTCTGGGTCTTTTTAAGCCCTCTAAGCCCAAAGACAAG